CACCGGCCATTTCAAGACCAAAACCAATACCAAATCCTTTAATGCCGCCAACAATACCTTTAGGACTAATTTTAGGTAATCTAAATCCTTTCGGTGAAGGAAGTCCGCCAGTCGTAACTGTTGGTGATGCTCCTGGTCCAAGTCCAAATGGTCTGGTAGCACCACCAGTAGTTACTTTTGGTCCGGCAAAAGGATTTCTAATCTTAGGTAATCCAAGACCACCTAAAGGACTTTGCAATCCTCTAGGTATTCTTGGCATTGATCGTGTTACATTTGGTCCCTTCCTGAATACATCAAAAGGATTATTGAGTCCTTTTGGTATTTTATTTGCACCACCTATTGTAATACTAGGTTTAGGACCAAATCTTTTAAATGGATTACCTAATCCTTTGAATGGGTTGTTTAAACCAGGAGGAACCGCAGGTTTACCACTAGTAACTTTAGGTTTAAATGGATTAAACTTCCTAAATGGATTAGGTCTTGCACCCCCCTTACCTCTAGTTACAGGTTTATTAGATGATCTAGGTTTATTCCTGTTTCTATTCTTATTTTTATTTCTACTCTTATTTTTATTTTTATTCTTATTTCTATTTTTAGATTGATTAGGATTAGTTTTTGGAGTCCTTTTAGGTGCTCTTTTGAAGGGATTTCTAAATATACCCGGCAATCCTAGTCCTTCACCATCTTCACCAGGAATGATAGGTGTAACTCCTTCACTGGCACCTGCTGCTCCTCCTCCTGTTTTGCCTTCACCACCTAATCTTAATTTATTTAACCTATTCTTCTCATACTTAAATATTTGTTCCTTTAACTTTAAGTTAAGAACTGCAGTATTTCTTAATCTTAGCGTTTCAGATACTAACTTAGATTCTCCTTCCTTTGATTCCTTTTTCTCGACAGGTATTGTTTCTGGAACACCTTCTGGCGTAGTAGTATTAGCATCATAAATTTCCATTATCATGCCATTATAATTATCTAAACCATAAGAACCACCACCAGCATTCTTCCTCTTTTTATTACCCTCAGAGGAAGATTTCTTTTTATTTCCAAATAGAGATTGTATTCCCTTAGAAATAATACTAGATTTAGGTTTAGATTTGCCTTTTTTAGGCTTACCCTTAGGTTTAAATCTCATTAACTTCTACGCTGTTGTTCGATACGTTTCTTTTCCTCTTCCAAATACTGTCTTAACAAAGTAGTGTAGATATCATATTCCCAAGGAATTAAATTATCTAACTCTGTTAAACTATATTTGTGGTGTTGCATTAATGCAAAATTACTCCTATAGTAATTTTCTAAAGAATTATGAAAGAGGGCTATACGAAAAAATTGGCAAGACCTTCAACTACATATTCAAACTCAAATCCTGTTTTTGGATTTTTTAAATTAAGTTTATGGCGAAGAGATGGCATAGTATCAAAGAAATTTTGAACTTTTGCAAACTGTTTTGAACTTAGTTGCTCAACAAAATGAATATACTCATCCTCAGTGGTAGTATTAGAGTCCCACACTTCCTCATCATTATAAATTTTAGCAACTGAATTTGCTACAAATTTAAAGGAATCATCAATATCTTCTTGAGGATTTGCAAAAGTATCAATACCAGGATATCTCATTTCAATCCAAAGGTTATCCTCTAACTTAATCTTATTAGTATGACCATATTCAAATTCAACATTTACTTGTTCAATGTCAATAGTAACCTTAACATCGGTCTCAGGATCATCTGGACATGGTATGAGCAATTCGATAATTTCACCTACAGATTTTGCTCTAATATTCAAGAAAATATATTCAATATCAAAAGTTGCTAAATCTTGAACTTTAAATCCCTTAGTGATTATACATGAGGCAATGATAGATTCTAATGCATCAGCAATTTGCTTTTCATCTTCAGATTGTAATGCCATGAGAAGAACTTTCTCCTCTTTAACCATAAATGGTCTATATTTTACCTTCTTTTTTGAGGAAGGAATTACCAATTCATAACTTGGCAAACTCAGGGTAGGAAGTGACATAAAATAATCTCCAAAATTTTAATTAATTGTCTTCTTTAAGAAGTTTAGAATATTCAAAGTAGAACGATGCTTGAAATTTGAGCAATTGATTTGGACCGTTAGAAACAGTAATATCATTGATCAAATATGGGTATACATTATAAAGGAATAGTGTAGATTTTGAACGTAGTTTTTTAGACGTGTCCCTCTCACCAAATGTAGGTTCAACTTTATCAATGACCATATTGCAGGTATAATCATTATAATAATTAGTTAGAACATAATTCCTCAAAAGTGGTCCAGTGCTACCATTTTCAATAGAAACACCATTGCTTGCCTGAAACGGAAAGATGAATTCTGCCCACCTATGTAGCATCTTATAAGGAAGATGCTCATGGTCCATTAAAAAGGTAATTGTAAAATCTCTAAAAGTTTTAGTATGAGCATACTTTTGATTCATTCCAGGCATATGCCCTTCAAAATCACCAGTACTGATACTAAATCCAGGGATATTAACTTCATCTGCAAGATAACTTAATTTTGCAGCATCACTAGTTAATGTACTAGTTTCATAAATATCTGCTTCAGGCACACCGATAAAATCACGTCCAACTGCATTTGCAAGAGCAGGACTTTCACCAAATTGGAATGATATTTGATAACGATTTGAAGACGCAAGTCCATTTGGACCTACTATATTCGTCATAACATCGGTGATCTTCATCTAAATAGAAGCGGAAGCGTATATTTATATTTAGCGACTTTTTTATGGCATATAGTGGAAAGTACAAACCATCTTATCCAAATAAGTATAAGGGGGACCCTACAAATGTTATCTACCGTTCTTTATGGGAAAGAAAATTCATGGTATGGTGTGACAACAATCCAAATGTTTTACAATGGGGAAGTGAAGAAATTGTTATCCCTTACATCTCTCCTGTTGATAGTAGGGTCCATCGCTATTTCCCAGATTTCTATGTCGGAGTCCGAACTAAAACTGGGAGGACGGAGAAGTTTATTATTGAGATCAAACCTTTTAAGCAGACAACGCCTCCCCAAAAACAACAGCGTCGTACAAAGAGGTATATAAATGAAGTCGTGACATATGCTGTAAATGATGCAAAGTGGAGAGCAGCAACTGAATATTGTAAAGACAGAAAATGGCAATTTAAAATCCTAACAGAGAAAGAATTAAAAATATGAGTGTTATCGAAAAGATCAAAGAAGAAGGTGCTAAAACAAAACATAGTCAAAGACAAGTAGCATTTGACTATCTCTTTGATCATGTCAAAGATGATGTGATGGTAGGTAAGTTTTACCTATTTGAATATAACCCTAAAACAAAAGCACGTCTAAAACGTTGGGATAAGTATCCATTGGTTTTAGTAACTACAATGTATGATGATGGATTTATGGGAGCAAATTTTCATTACACCACAGAAAAGCAAAGAATGATACTTGCTAAAAAGTTTCTAAATAGTAATGTTAAAATTCCATTTAAATTGCTACATAGATATATTATCAATCGAGCAGATAACTTATTTTTTGAAGTTCCAGATGAGGACCTTATTGAATTTGCTGCATTGCCCATAGAGCAATTTTATGATAAAAATAATCGTTTTGTGAGTTCAAGCAAAGTACAAAGATCTGGTAGATAATGTCAATAAAACTTCAATACCCTAGAAGCACTCTAGAAAATACAGGCGCATATCTAACATTTAGAGCATACGATTATAGTTCTGCTCCTGGAATTGCTGGTGGTGCCCCAAATATTAGAGAACAAGTTCAAAGAGGATCTGGACCATTATCTAGTGGTACTGACTTAGATAATTTAGGAACATCACTCACAACCGCATTTGGATCTAATGGTGGTGGTGGAGATGGTGATGCATCTGGAATTGGTTCAGTATCACTATATTTACCACAAAATTTAGAATATAGTTATGGAGCAAATTGGCAAGCAATGCAATTTGGTGCCTTAGGTGCGGCATTTAATCAAGGTCAATCTCTAAGTGAAGGATTACAACAAGCAGGGAAAATTGGAGGGGCAACTGGAGCAAATGTATTAGTAGGTTTAGCAGATGCCTTAACTAAAGATATTCCAAAAAAACAAGATTTAGACCTTGATAATCTTCTTGGCGCTTCATTTGGAATTACATTTAATGATAATACTTTGCAAACTTTTGAGAAAATGGATACCAGATCCTTTGACTTTAAATATATTATGGTTGCTAGAGATGCTGACGAAGAAACAGAAATTAGACAAATTATCAAGTTTTTCAAACTTGCAATGCATCCTGATTCTACATCAAATAACAAGAATAACACAATTTTCCTAAAATATCCATATATTTTCAGAATTGTTCCCAGTCAATATAAAAACACAGTTAGTCGCAGATTAGGTAATAGAACAACTACCTTACAAAACAATACAAATTTTAGTTCATTCTTACCACAAACTAGATATTGTGGTTTAAAAGCAGTAAACGTTAATTACACCCCAAATAACGTAATTTCATTAACTCCAAATAATTTTGTTACTGCAGTAAGTTTGAGTTTATCCTTCGTAGAACTTACAAACCTCACAAGAAAAGATATCATTGATATTGAAGATCCAACTGATCTTGGTCTTGGCATCAGAGGTGGAACTGATGGAATGAGAAAACTAATAGGTCCATCTCAAAGAAATACTGGATCTGGTCGCGATGGTTCATTTGGATCAGGCACAAATGGTGCTGGAAGACCATCTAATCCTCCTAATTAAAATTCAACGTTAACGAAACATGGCATACTTCGACAAAATACCCGATATACTATATCTAAAATACGATAAAAATCCATATGATGGTAATTTTATTCGTATTAAGAATATTTTTGGACGTATTAAAGTAATCGACGAAGTTTTAGAAGGAGCAACTATATTTCAGGATTACTTTGTACAAGATAATGAGAGACCTGACACAATAGCATATGACTTTTACAAAGATCCTGGTCTTGATTGGGTGATTTTACTTATCAATAATATTAGAAATATACACTCAGATTGGCCTAAAAATACTAGCACTTTAACGAATTACATAGAAAGAAAATACAGAAATCCTGGTGGTATTCATCACTATGAAACTTTAGAACAAAGATTCAATGAAAGAGTAATTTTACAAGGTGGTATTGAAGTTGGCGAGTCATTTAGATTCATCGATCCACGTGGAAATGAAAAATTAGCAGAAGAATCTAGAGGACCAGTAAATAACCTAGTATATGAAACTCGTGAAAATGATAAAAAGAAGAAAATCTATATCTTAAAAGAAGATTTAATAGAAGAGTTTGTTGATATCTTTACTAAAGAAATGAAATTTACTCCTAGTACCGAGTTTGTATCAGAAACACTAAAAAGAAATATTAATTAATTCATTTAAACCCATTCTGGTTTGCGATGCGGTAGTCGTAGGTAGTTGTCAGATACCCATGGTTTAGATGCAATGTACATCTTGTATGCTTCTATGGTAGTGATGCTATCGTCTAATTTATACTCGTCAGGCATTGCACGAACAAAAGGAGTATGGTCATCCAATGATACTTTAGGAATAATTTCGTCAGCAGCAAGGAGAGTCAAGAAACAAGTATGGACTTTGCCATATCGTGCTGCATACTCCTCACATAAAGCAAACCCATGCTGCAGCAACCAGCGAGCATTAGATACGGTCTCGTTTGCCCACTTGGTACAGGGGTGATTACGGAATGCTCCCTTGTCCGTAGCATAGGGTGTGCCGTCTGCTTTAGGCAATGTGCCATAACCATGCCCCCACTTGTCTGAGGCGACTATAGCGAGCATCTGACAGGTCTCCAGAGGCATCTTGACGATGTGCTTGTCTGGTAGGACAGCAGCAGATTTATAAGGTGATTCGTCAGTAACAAAGATGTTCATACTAAAAGTTTACTAAAGCTGATTGCTAGGAGGAACATAAGCATTATAACCACATCCCATGATTTTGTCCGTACAAAATATGGGACTGAAATCATATCTGCAACAAAATGTAATGCAACTCCAAGAGTTGTATCAATGTGAAGAACAACAAAATAGGCAGTAATCACTAGGATACTACCAGTTATTCTCATTGGGACAATGACGTTCATCATAATGTACGCTCTAATCGGTTTGTTGCTTGGTCTGGAAAATCTCTAGGACGACTATCTAAGGCATTATCAGTTTTAGGTGAACCTTCATTTGCCTTCATCGTATGTTGAAAGTTAATCCTCTTATATCTGATGCAAAATGGATCAGGCATCCAATATGTCACCTGCCAATTAATTAGTGGATTTAACTCAAGATGTTTCTCTACAGAATGATTAAAAATGCCAATCTGAATATATCCATCATGAGTGACACAAGAGTTGTCACCGACTGACACGACAAATAGTTGTTTCAAAGAGTTCCTCACTGGGGTTGAGATTTTTCACAAATTGCACGGGATCCTTTTCGGACTTGTGTACCCAATGATAGCGTACACACTCAAATTCTGGATCCCATGTCTGGATACAGACATAATCTTTCATTTGCGTTTCTTTCTAGGTTTCCGTTTACCGGTATGCTTCTTTACTAACTTGTTCAATTGTTCTGCATTCAACTTGTTAAGTTGTGCATTGACATACTTTATCAATTTCTCTTTACATTCTGTTTTAGTCACGTTGTCTCCAATCATCAGGTTTGTCTTGCTGAAACCAATTCTTGATGTCGTCAGCATCAGTGAATCCCTTTCTATGGTTGGATGGATCGGGATCACCTAAACCCATCCTATTCAGAAAATCGTCGGTACTGCCTTCTTCAATCTGTTGTGAATTTTGACGACGTGCCATCTTTAACATCTCATTAGCAGATGTATTTGCTTTAGCAAGTTTCTGTGCCCATACCATGTCATCCAGTTTTACCTCTTCACCATTAGCAATACATTTACAGATAAACTCCAGTCGTAGACGGTATTGTGTAGACAGCATAAATCTAAATCACATCTTGATTATTTATCATCGACCCTTTTGACCAATTTTTTGCCGGGGTTTTTTTCCCGACTTTTTTGAAACTAAAAGGTCGATTTCGTTTTGGCAAAAAAAAGGGGATCTTTTTTTAGACCCCCCTTTATATTACATCTCTTCGTTAGCAAGTTGGTCGAAGTAATCGTATGAGTCGGACTTTTTATCCGACGCATCAGTTCTAAGGAAAGGAGAATTTGACGTGACACCTGACGTGATATCAGGATCATTAAATCCAGAGTTCAATGTACTCAGTTCTTCTTTCATTGCAGCAGGAACAGCACTTGGCATGTATGCTACCTCTTCATCAATAACCTCTTTAGAAATTGGTCGGTTGCTATTTAGCACAGCGTTAAGACGTGCTCCAAGTTCAGCATACGTTTTAAAGTGCTTGCCATTAGGGTCAGTAAACTCACTCAAATCATGCATCTGATTGAAGATCTCCCTCAACTTTTCTGTAGAAAAATCACCCAGTTTTCCCTGTGGACCAAACACAGAAGAATCATAATTCCAGAAACCTGCAACCTTCTTAATGCGAAGATGGAAATCAGCACCATTCCAAAGATCAAAAGGATCAACTGATTCTACACCTTTAAATTCAGGTTGCAGTAGTGCAAGAATCTTATCGTGAATTTTCTTACCATACTTATAAAGGAATACTTTACCTTCGTTAGCAGGATTAGCAGAATCCTCAATGACATAGATGTTTGAATAGTAAGACAGTTTACGTTTCTGCTTACGTGCAACTTCTTTATCAGATTCAAGACCACTATTCCAAAGAGAACGATTCAGTTCTGCAATAGGATCGGTCTGTCCAAGAGTAGTAAGGGAGTTCTCAATATACCATCCGCCAGGACCTTTAAATGCATGACTCCAGACCTTTGCCCAAGGCATTGCATCTTCATCTGAGATAGGAAGGAATCGAATAACTGCACTACCAACATCATCTTTACCCATCTGAGGTTTCCAAAGACGATCATCGATATAACCTGATTTACCTTCTTTGCTTAACTCTGCATTCAATTTGTCAAGCAATGAAGTTCTACTCTTCAGTGATTCAAAAGACATTTAAATATTCTCCGTATTGTTTGGATTGTTTGGATTGTGTCGTATTGACTGTATTATCATACCAGATGAAGTGGGTCTTGTCAACCCTCTTCTCTTTCAAAGGCATCTCTCAAGGAATCGACTGCCTTTTTGGCAAGATCGAAAATCTCAGGACCAACATTTTGTGAGGGAATTCCCATTTGCTTCGCAGCAACTCTAAAGTTTTCCTTCACCTGTTGACTATCATCATCATTTGAGAGCATGACCCTAGTATATAGAATCTTTTGTTTCTCAACAAGAGCATCCATATCGTCAAGCATTTGTTTCTTTTCTTCTCTTTCCATGTCTTCAAATTTGTACATACGAGAAACTAAAGTTTTATACAATTCATGCATTCTCTCTGCTTCTCTACGCACAATCTCAGATGAGAATAAATTTGAATCATTCATAAATGTTCTACCACTAATGCCTTTGCTTTTGATGTGTCGAAGTTAACAAATGGATCATACTTTTTTAAGATTTTTGACATTCGTTTCCAAATGACATCATCCCCAATAATTTTATCGTATTGATTAGAAAACCTCGTCAATCTATTTAACAATACAAATGTTTCTAACATAATATGACCACCTAGAACCATTCTAAGTGCTTTTGAATGTGTTCCTTTCGTACACTGCAAAGCATTGTTAAGTGTTTCACATTCATTCACAAGATTTTCTAGATCAGATTTGAACAAGTATGTAATACTTTGTTGGCGTCTTCTCCACTCATTCAAATTCTCAACATCCATATGTTTAATATAGAAATTTGAATTGACAATAAAATTAGAAACAAAAAATTCAACGATATCTTTTTCTTTATATTGAGAACCTAGGCGCTCAAAGAAATAAATATCGTTGCGTTTGTTAAATGTTTCTGGGGTAACTCTATTTAAGTTGTTACCATAACGAAAATAATCGTACCTATCCGTTGTAAAATGTGTTTTAATTGCAACGTAAGTACGATAAACTTCAAAAGCAGACATAATTAAATAGGAAGTACACCTCTAGTGGTTTTCTTAATGTAGTTGAGGCGTGTTGCCTCTGCTTTAATCTTTTCTTTCAATGAGGGTGCGATTAACTTAACAACTGTCTCAACTTCAAGGTCTTTTGCATCACAGAAATCCACGATAGCATCAATGTAGCTGAGGCTTTTGTTACTGTCTTTCACAATGTTCTCAATTGTCATTGAAAACTTGTTCTTATCCATAAAGTTGTCATCAATTAATTGATCAATGTTTTTGTTAGATTTGGTGGGCATCTTTGTACTCTGCAATGTAATCTTTTAGCAGAGGCACGTAATCTTCAGGATTCTTTATGAATACTTGAATGTCACCTGTCTGGCAAGTAATTAGTGTAACAATTTGTTCCACTTTAATTCCAGATCGTTC